CACATGGATGGTGAGCAAAGCCTAGCCCTCCCTATCGAAAGAGACTAGCCTTCACATGGACGGAGCCGCACATGCCCGACAGACGTTCGCGTAGGGGTTCTATCTTCGCCGCCCCTGTGACTATCTCAACGCTTACCCACAGTAGTCACCTATCCCTCATGCCTGCCGTATGGGTCACCGACACATGAGCGGTTGCGCGTGGAACGGACATAAAAAAAGCCGCTTACTGCTGCACTAGTGGAAGCCCCATTTGGGGTAGTGCATGAGTAAACGGCCTTCAATCTGTTACCTTCCACAGCAACACGCATATCTTACTTCAGCCTTCTAGGGCTAGTCAACACATTAACCATTACATCAATAGGGGAAACAATAGGCGCGAGGGTGCGCGTAGGGGTTTTTCGCCTCTTACGCTTCAGTAGCGCAGGACAATTCCAGCATGGGGTAGCCAGCTTCTGACATACCCCTAGCCCTTCACATGGGGTTATCGCAGCCACAGGATAAGCGGCAAGGCCACTAAAAGGGCTATTAAGGCCACTTCCAGCACCTTATGGTAGTCCTGCCCTTCCTCCACGAAATCAGGGGCAGGATAACGGGGGAAAGCCTCCAGCAATGTGCGAGGGTAGCGCCTGTGCGTGGGGTTTACCCTAGCAGGGCAGTTAGCCCCCTGTGTGCAGTCATAGTCGCAGCAGTTCATGATGTCATTCCTTTACTTTGTTGGGCTATGAAGCAGCATTGAGGCGTTAGCCGCCTCCAGTGCCTCTTTTGACGTGCGGTATTGCTTACCATTACATATCCAAGGCGCGCCTTTATAACGGCCTTGGCGGTGGATATAACCCAATTCAATAGCTTGTATTAGTGTCATGCTACACGCCCTCCCGCATCATGGGGGACAATTCGCTGAGGGCTTCGTCAAGGCCTATACCGTCAGTGAATGACGCATGGGCGCTGTCTCCCCACCAGTGGCCCTCCACCGTGTGTGTGCGGGTGTTTACCCATATATTAGGGCCACCAAAGGCCACCAGTACCCGTGCGCCTAGGTACTCGCCTTTGCTACTGACAATGTATTCAATATCTAGCACACCCTCTAAGTAATCGTAAGCGCTGAAATCTTCACCGTCGCTATTTTTCTCGCCTTCAAACCCGCTAGAGAGCATATCGGCTATTTGCTGAACATGGTTTTTAACGTCTGACATTTGGAACATCCTATAAAGTTTATGGCCTGCGACAGTGCAAACCCCTATACCCTCACGCGAGGGCATAGAGAGTGCGCTATAAACCAGATATACGGAAACAGCGCCCATCTTGACACTCAACGTCCACTGTCCCCCCGGCGTGGATGGCCAATACTTTACAGCGTTCAGTGCGCCCGTAAATTGTAGTAAAAATGTAATCGCCTATTTTCATGGTATGCCCCTTAAATTGCACCAAGGCGGCGCAGTGCTACATAGTGCAGCAAGATATGTGTGCGAGACATATAAGGTGTGGGACTGGCTGCGCTGAGACGAATCTGCTCAGGTGTTAACAGACGCAAGACGCAGGCGAGATATTCACGTTTAGACATGGTACAACCTTTTAAAACCGGCACAATCTGCCGCCTATACCCTCCAGTGAGGGCATAGACTGATTATCGTGCGGTAGCGTACTGGCGCAAGGCTTTGACATAGGACTGATACTGTCCCCTGCCCTTACCCTTGGCATTTTGATACCACGCGCATACAACAGTACCGGATGGCTTAACGCCTAGGAAAATGCCCTTATTGCTAGGGCTTCCAGCGTACACCCATTGACCGGGCTGGAGGTGAGGGTACAGTGCGGCAGGGACTGCCCATATATCGAATGATGCTTGGAATTTCATGGTACAACCTTTAAATAATTGCTCACTTGCTTAGTGAGTGATTAGATTATACGACTATTCCTGTGATTGTCAATGGTGTCAATGTAGAGAATTGATACTAGGGTTTACCATTACAGACACCCGGTGTATTACGTAATTACCTAGATTACAATCTAGACTGTAAAGTCTATAAACATTCTATGTGTTTATATTGTAGGTAGTAGTCCTGATTCTAAAAAGGGGTTTGGGACTGGATGCCTATCGCCGTTCCCATATCGATAGCTTTCCCCTATCGCCTACCGCTCTAGCCTTGGGCTTGGTCAATAGCCTAGGTTGTTGCTCTCCGCTCTGCGCTTGCTTGGCCCTTGAAGATGGGTTTCATATCCTGTGTGGTGTGACCTCCACATCCCGTCCCCCCCATAAAAATTTAGGTTTCTGGCTGCTGCATAAGTATGCTAGTATCTAGTTATTGGTAGAGAGGAGATTAAGATATGTTAGAGATAAAGAGAGAGAGCGGTTATGCAATTCCTGCTGCGAGGGTTGTGTACGCTTACCCTTATGAGGACATGGAGGTAGGGGACAGCTTTACCGTACCTGTTACGGCTAGGGCCAAGGTGTTGAACGCTAACTACCGGGCGGGTAAGCGGCTACAGAGGGTGTTTATAGCTAGGACAGAGGGTGACAACATAAGGGTGTGGAGAACGGCGTAATGTCCGATAGGGTTCAACTGGAGATGGCAGAGGCTAGGATGTTGGTGGCAAGCTACTTTGCTGCCAAGCGTACCCACGGCTCTGTAGAGGCTAACAAGTTCCTTGCCAAGCAGTTGAGTAAGTTAGAGAAGTATTACGGTAAGAACTCTGATGGTAGGTTGAAGCATTACATGCGGGTGGTGGTAGATACGGAAATACTGGAGGACGTATGAGGGTAGCGGTTATAACTCCTTACTACAGGGAGGCTTTACACGTTTTGGTACGTTGCAGGAGCAGTGTGTTTGCCCAGACTTATCCAGATGTGCGGCACTACATGCTAGCAGACGGGCATCCCAGAGATGAGTTGCGGGACTTAATGTTTCATGTGGAACTTCCCCGCTGTGATGACTACGGAGATACGCCTAGGCTGGTGGGCTGCGCCATAGCAGACGCACAGGGAGCAGACGCTATCCTTTTGCTGGATGCTGATTGCTGGCTAGAGAAGGGGCATGTAGAGCAGATGGTGAAGGTCATGCAGCGTGAGGATGCCCCTGTTGTTACCTGTCCTAGAAATTTGTACAGGACAAATGGCAGCTACATGTGTGTGGACAGTGAGTCAGACGGTATCCACTTCAATGACACTAACTGCTACCTTATCAGGAAGGATGCTTTTCACTTGTTACGGGCATGGGGACTGAAAGACAAGAGGCTGTGCATCATTGATGACCGGGTGTTCTGGGCAACCGTAAAGAACAGTGGGTTGAAGATAGCTAGGTCAGGTGTTCCTACTGTGAACTACCCTACCAGCTTTGCCTTTCACTACAGTCAAAACAAAGAGCCTATCCCTGATGACACCAAAGTAATCATGCAGATAGACGGGGAGTTGACAATGCGAACATACACTCAATATAAAGAATTAACAGGAAAGACAGAAGTATGAACGTAGAGATACACACACTAGCATGGCCTGCTACCCATGTTGATATGCTCAAGTCCCACAGTGATGTCTGCCGCCATCTAGGGTTACAGGTGGGCTACTCTATCCAGCAGACTCCGCATGGTCAGTGGATGGACAACATCCTTGCCAACAGTGCTGCTGATGTGGTGGGCTTCCTAGACATTGACTGTGTACCTACCAACAGAAAGGTAGTGGACGACGCTATCCAATATGCAGCAGAGAACAAGTCCTTTGTCGGCATTGCCCAAGCTAGTAATCACATTCCTCCTAAGTCCCATATCTTTGCTTCTCCTGCTTTCTTCTTCATCTGGCGTAAGACTTGGAAGGCTATGCAGCGTCCTACCTTCTCAGAGACTCCCGTAGCAGACGTAGCAGAGAACGTAAGCTACGCAGCAGAGATGGCAGGCATCCGCTACAAGACCCTGTACCCTACCCACTGGACAGCCATACCAGAAGAGGGTGTGTGGCGGCTGCACACTTACGGGCTGTACGGCATAGGCACTCATTTTGAGGAAGGTGTGTATCACCTGTACCAAGGACGTTTCGAGAAGAACGTGCAGATGTTTGTTAACCGCTGTGATGACATCATCAAAGGCAAGTTCAGTACAGAACACATGATTGACAGCCGCCTTCCCTTTCACGGCAAGATTGTTCCATGAACTTTAACTTAGACCACTTCTACAAGTTCTGTAGCGAACTCAAGATTGAGACTAAGGAGGAAGGCCTAAAGAAGATGGGCAACCTCCTAGGTACGCAGAAGTACGTCATGGAAGAAATACAGAAAGGGCTGGCAGAAGACATCCACTTCTTTGTTATCCTAAAAGGTAGGCAGCTAGGCATCACTACCGTAAGTCTTGCCCTTGACCTCTACTGGCAGTTCACACATCCGGGGTGGCAGGGTACGCTGGTGGCAGACACAGAAGAGAACAGGGACATGTTCCGCTCTACGCTGGGTATGTACATGGACGGGCTACCCAAAGAGTACAAGATACCTTTGATAGCCCACAACCGTAACCAGATGGTTCTGAAAAACAGGAGCCGTATTTTCTATCAGATTGCTGGCAACAAGAGTAGGTTGGGGCAAGGCAAGGCTATCACTTACCTTCACGGTACAGAAACTGCTAGTTGGGGTAATGAGGAGGGACTAGCCTCCTTGATAGCCTCTCTAGCAGAGAAGAACCCCGAGCGTCTGTACATGTTTGAAAGCACCGCGCAGGGCTTTAACATGTTCCACGACATGTACAAGGTAGCCAAGTCTGCCAAGACCCAGAAGGCAATCTTCTGCGGCTGGTGGCGTAACGAATACTACTCCGTAGATGCCAGCAGCAACATCTACAAAGTCTATTGGGATGGCAGGCTCACCCCAGAAGAGAAGGAGTGGACGAAGGACATTAAGAAACTGTACGGTGTAGAGATTAACTCCCGACAAATGGCGTGGTGGCGCTGGAAGCTAAGTGAAGGTATCAAGGATGAGTCCCTGATGTACCAAGAATTTCCTCCTACAGAGGACTACGCTTTTGTGATGACCGGCACTAGCTTTTTCTCGCACAGCCGCTGTACAGAGTCTGCCAAGGTTGCCAAGAAACAATTGCCAGACTGCTACCGCTATGTCTTTGGTCAGTCTTTCCAAGACACAGAGGTGCTGAAGTCCACCGAGCGTCTGGGTACTCTGAAGGTCTGGGAAGAGCCTGTTGACACCGCCTACTACGTTATAGGTGCTGACCCAGCCTACGGCAGCAGTGATTGGGCAGACAGGTTCTGCATACAGGTCTATCGCTGCTATGCCAACGGCCTAGACCAAGTAGCTGAGTTTGCTACCTCTGAGATGAACACCTACCAGTTTGCGTGGGTGATAGCGCACTTGGCAGGAGCCTACAAAAACTCTACACTCAACTTGGAAATCAACGGCCCCGGGCAGGCTGTCATCAATGAGATTAGAACCTTAAAGCGCATGGCAGTGAGCATGAACAACAAGATGGGGTCTGACCTGATGGACGTACTTGGCAACATGTCCAACTACCTCTGGCGGCGTAATGACTCCCTTGGTGGGCCAAGCATGAGCATAGGCTTTCTGACAACCAGTTCCACCAAAGAGCGGATGCTGGCTTACATGAAAGACTTTTTTGAGCGTGAGATGATGAACGTGCTGAGTATGGAACTTCTGGAAGAGATGAAGACCATCGTGCGTGAAGACGGGTTCATAGGAGCGCCCGGTAGAGCCAAGGATGACCGGGTGATAGCCTCCGCTTTGGCAGTGGTAGCCTTTGCAGAGCAAGTCCAGCCCCGCTTGATAGCCGCCAAGATTACCCGCGAGGTAAGCAAAGCGCAGCAAGACTACACATCAGAGCAGCTTTCTGTTGGCAGAAACGTCAGTGATTACTTAAAACGTATAGGAATGTACGGCTCATGATTGTCCTAACAAAGAAAGAACTACTGCGCCAGATAAAGAAGTTTGCCGAGGACAAGGACAGAGGCATCTCTATCCCCTTGTTTTGCGAGTTAGCGGGGATACACAAGGAGCATTTTCGGGATGTGTTCATCCGTCAGTGCGAACCGCTTACCGAATACATTCAGATGCGGGTCAACAAAGCCTATACGCAGTGGAAAGCAGGCAATGTAAAGGTAATGAGACGCAGGGATTTAACCCGGTATGTGGAGTACAGGAAGACACCAGAACCCCCCATGATGGCGGGTATGGGGCTGAAAGTTACCTCTGACGGGATAAAAATCAAGGTGGGAATGGTCAACCGCCATGATTACAGTGAAACTGACCTTAACGAAGCACTTAGAGGGTAACTATGGCTATTTTGAGAGACTACTACTGCGAATCACACGGCATCTTTGAGGCTTGGGAGCCAGAATGCCCTATGAAGCTATGCAAGGCCGCTATTTCTGTTGTACACCTTAAACCAGTGGGTACAAGGTCTGCAAAGACGGCAAAAACGGATAAAACACTGGAAGGATTAGCCAAAGACTTCCAGATGACCGACATCAAGTCCACCAAAGAGGGTGAACACCAAACAGGCTATCTCAAGCGCAACAACAAGCTAACTGACAAGCAATATGCCGAGGCCACAGCCGCCAGTGAGCACTTTGAGAGCCAAAAACAGAAAGAAGGACGGGCTGGTGACTCCGCAATCTGGGGAAATGGGGGTAACATCTCTATGAAATCCGTACTGGGTGGACAATTTAAGTCCGTCATGGGAGAATCAGTAGGGATAAATCCGAAAGAAGCGGGGAACTTGACAGGGCCAAAACCTGCGTCTTATATTCCAGACCATGAAAACTTAACGGTTTCTAAACCATGAAAATTCCATCAGCCCCACTTGAGCGGGAAATTTTCTACCTTGACCTGATACAAAAATGTCTAGTGTCAAGGGAAGACCGCAGGCCCGACTATGCGGGGTTGAGGAGTTGGTATTTGTTTGGAAACGGGCCAAGTGAAACCCCGGCTATCTACAACAAAATCTATCCGCACATTGACCAACTGACCTCGTTCCTCTACTCAGCAGAGACAACCCGGTTCAGCATCAATATCGGTGCGGCGGTGGACGAATCAGAACACACCAAGATTCCTAGCCTCACTCGTGCGCTTAACGACGAGTGGCTCAACAGTAATGCTGACCAAGTTTTCTCGCAAGCAGTCTCGTGGTCACTGGCTTACTCCTCTACCTTTGTAAAACTGATTATCAATAACGGTATTCACCCCTACATGGTGGAGCCTGCCTGCATGGGTGTACTGCGTGAGGACAGTCCTTACACTGACAGACAAGAAGCTATTGTCCAGACGTACTACATCACCAAGTCAGAGTTGTATGCCCGTCTGTACTCCCACCCCAAGCGGGAGCAGATTGTCAAACGTGTTAGCGCAACGCAGCATGAAAGAACAGAAGTCTCTAATGGCGTAGAGAAAATTATTCTCTCTGCCAGCAATCCAACTATGTACGGTAACGTCAATCTGGATTTGTCGGGATTGAACAAATACAAGGCTGTTGTTGCGGAAGAGACAGTAGAGATGACTGAGTTGTGGGTGTGGAACGATGACACCAATGACTACCAAGTGGTCACCAAGGCAGACCCGGACATCATCATCTATGACCGCAGCGGAGAGTCCATCTTCCTCAAGGGCGAGTTGCCCTTCATTCAGATTTGTCCTAACCCGCAGTACGATTACTTCTGGGGTACGTCCGAAGTTGCCCGTCTAATTTACTTGCAGCAGCTACGCACCAAGCGTATGACTGAAATCTTAGACTTGCTGAGTAAACAGGTATCGCCTCCTACCGCACTGATTGGCTTTACCGGCATATTAGATGAGAAGAACTTTGCTCTCAACCGGGCTGGTGGATTACTCGCAACTGACATGCCAAATGCCAAGGTAGAGAAGTTAGCGCCTACTATACCGCCTGACTTGTTCAAAGAGATTGGCGAGATTGATGCCATGTTTGAAGAGGCCTCTGGTATCTCTTCTATCCTGCAAGGCAAGGGTGAATCTGGGGTGCGCTCTACTGGTCATGCCAGCCAACTTGCTCGTCTAGGAAGCAGCCGCGCTAAGAAACGTGCGCTGGTTATTGAAGACAGCCTAGAGAAGCTGGCAACCCTGTACCTCAAGTGTATGCAAGTCTATGACAACACGCACTTCAAGGATGTAAAGGGCAATAAGTTTATTGCAGAACAATTTACCAAAGATTTTGTGGTCAAAGTGGATGCTCACAGTAACTCGCCTATCTTTATGGAAGATTTGCGCCAACTGGCATTCAATTTGTTCAAAGCACAGGTCATTGACAAAGAATCTCTGCTTGACTTGCTAGAACCTCCTATGAAACAACTGTTGCAAGACAGGTTGAAAGTAATGGAGAAAAAGGCAGAGGAAAAAGCGGCGCAGCAGCCCCCTCCCAAAGAAAAAGCACCCCCCAAGGAGCAATAATGGCAACACCCGGTTCACCAAAAGCAGGGGTTACCCAACCCCGTGCAGACCAGCCAAGAGTAAATACCCCAACCCTGCAAAGGGGAGAGGCCAGCCCCAACTTGACATATCGCCAAGTTGGATATAAAAACAGCGGTGGGCGTAGTCAACGTGACTATGCTCGGCGTTGACCAACAGGAGTTTTCTATGTATAAATCACTAAAGCGCGGTCGTAAGACTCGCCGGTAAGAATTCCGTAAGGAATAGGGTATGGCTGCTTCCCCTCGTAAGTAAGTGGCCGCCTTCATGAAGGAGCGCACTATGCGTAAAGGTCGTAAAGGACGTAAGTCTCGCAAGTAATCAAGGGTAAAACCTTGGTTGCCTAGAGCAGCACATCATTGGTAGTTGGATGATAACTAACTGCCACCTATTGACAAATTGTTTGTATGTGTTACAAACGCGCCAAAGGAGTTAGTTATGGGTGTACCCTCAGATAAATTGATGGAGTTAATGCGAGGCAGTCGTTCTGCTGGCGCAGCAGCCCCCGCTCCTTCTTTAGCGCCCGGTGGAATGCCTGCTGGCGCACCCGGTTCCCCCGCTATGTCGGATGCGGAAACCCCTCCGATGTCCAGCCCCATGTCCACCCCAGAGCCAAAGATGGGTAGCAAAGAAGCCGCCATGATTAATGTTGGCATGGCAATGGACTTGCTAGAACAATCGCTCCCCGCTCTAGGGTCTGAGTCAGAGGAAGGGCAGAAGGCTCTTGCCGCTATTCGTTCCTTGACCGGCCTCATGGGGCCACGCAAGAACAAAACTAATGAGTTGCAGCAATCTGAGATTCTGCAAATGCTGCAAACTCTACCTCAAGCTGGTGGCGCAAGCCCAGAGGGAAAAGCAATGGCAAGCGCGCCGATTCCCGGTATGCCCTCACCCGGCGCACCACAACCACCCCCAATGTAAGGAGTCCATCATGGATTTGTTTAAGCCTCGTGGCGCAGCAGCCCCCCGCCGTCCTACTGATAACAATCAGAACAATGGCGTTATGGTTAACACCCCCCGTTTTGCACAGCTTGGTGGCCTCAACAGCCCAGCCAAAGTTGGCAAAGCTGGTATGGCGGTGCAAAAGCCTGCTGACGGCAAAAAAGTCATCTAATCGTATAAAGAGGGTAACACTATGTCATTAGAAAACGTCTCCTTAGAAGCCCGTGATGAACTGGCTTCACTGTCTCAAATGCTGGCTGAGAATCCTGAGACTCGTAAAGAGTTCTTGCGGATGACCAAGAAGGTTAAACCTGACCTTCCAATTCCAGAATTAGAGATGGAAGACTATACGCGCAACGCTGTCAATCAGTCAGAGATGCGTGTACAGGCCTTGGAAGCAAAGTTGCGTGAGCGTGATGCAATTGCAGAATTGCAAAGTCGCCGTAACTCTCTTGTGAAGAAGGGTCTTATCTCTTCTGAAGAAGAGGTCAAAGACGTAGAAAAGATTATGCTGGAGCAAGGTATCACCAACCATGAGACAGCAGCCCAGTATCACAACTGGATGAAACAAGCAGCAGTACCAACATCTTCTGGATACAACCCGTCACCTGTTAAACAGTTTGACCTCAACAAGTATTGGAAGAATCCTGTCGGTGCTGCGCGTGAAGAAGCAGCAAGGGCATTGAGTGATTTGCGTAAGCCCACTCGCCCTATCGGTTTGTAAAAGAGGGTATTGTTTGTCTATCGTGACGTAAGGAGGCCTTATGGCTATTGGCGGCGGCATCCTACCAGCTACAGGGTCGAATCAGTTTACTGAACTGACTTATGTAACTCGTAGAGCCTTTATCCCTAAGCTGGTTGTCCAGCTTTATAACTCGACACCTTTATTGGCAGCACTGATTAGCAATAGTCAGCAAGCTAGTGGTGGTGTATCTTCTGTAACTGTTCCCGTACAGGGCGCTCAGTTTGTAAATGCTCAGTGGTCTGACTACAGCGGCTCTTTTGCCCAACCGTCAGTTCAACAAGGTGCTTACAACGCTGAATTTGACTTGAAGCTGATGATTTCTCCCGTGCCGTTCCTCGGTATGGAAGGCGCAGTTCAACAAGATGCAGCAATTATCCCGTTGATTGAGGCTCGTATGAACGATGCCACCAACGTGATGATGGACGCAATGGCT